TCAATAGCTTTTTCTAACTCAAAGATTTGCTCACGTAATGTAATAATCTTTTCTGCCTGGATCTCTACTTCTGGCAATTCAATCGTACTCTTTTCAGCATGATCAAATATACGTGCAGCTTCAAAAGAGTTTTGCAAATCATACCATTCAATCTCTTGATTAGTTTTGTACTTATCTAATCGCTCTTGAAAATCCTCTACCGCATTGTGAATCATATTGACATGATCTTCATTGATGGGATATAGGAAGATACGTAATGTAGTCCCTTTGTATAAAACACATAAAGCTCCCCAGGATGCTCTCATAATATTCATTTGTCCCTGGAGTTGTATCACACCACGATATGGAGCTGGCTCACTCTCGACTTCTTGAGCAGTAAGTTTTGCTTCTAAAATACCATACCCATCAAGTTTAATTGAATCCCTACCCATGACATAGATACCTTTGTCAATATCAGTATAGATTGTTGTGTCATTGCCGGATGCAGTACCATCAAGGCTTGTAGCCAATGGTATGTCAGGATGAAAGTAAGGTTTATCATGTGCTAATTGATCTATGTCTACACCTAATCTTTTACATGCTTCTGCCAGGATAAGCTTTTCTGTAATGTTACCCCATAACATAGGTTCATTTTCTACAAACTCATTAGGTTCACCATTAATTGCATTGATTGAATATTTCAATTCATCATTTGGCGTCCTAAATTTACTAAAACCTAATAAGGATGGTAGCCTGGAACACGACATCATGTCATCAGGTGTTAATTTTCCAAGCGCTTTATCTTGCATTGTATTCACTCACTTTCTTTTTGTAGTTGTTTAAATAATACGATACATTAGGAGCAGTCCAAATATGGCCTAAAAATGTTTTGACACCTAATTCATTGAGTTTTTTTGCAATGTTGCGACAAGATGGTTTACCACAATTAGAAATGGCAAGATCAACCATGGGTTTAATATTCATGGCAAATTCAATCTTAATATCTGCGGATGCAAATCCACCTCGGATAGATGCTTGCAGCAGTGCCTCTCTTGGCGCACCAAGTTTAATACCTCTTGCTTTGGCAGCCATTAACGCATTACGCGTATTGATTGAGATCTGTCGCCTTGTTTCTTCATTTAATACCGCTCGAATATGTAATTCAAAAATACTAGCATTGGGGGTTTCTGCGATGGTGAGTGGGACCTTCTTTTCCAGGAGTGAACTCATCAACGCCACAGAACGAGTTAATCTGCACTGTTTGGCAACAAGTAAACGAGAATCATTCTCAATATCTAATAATGCCAACGCTTTGAGTAACTCCTCTCGATCATTGTGAGAACCGCTCTCTATGTCGGTAAATTCCGCAATAATTTCCGCGTTGATGCTGCGAGCGTATGCGTAACAGATTGTTTTTTGTGCCTCCAATCCAAGTCCGCTTTGTCCTTGTTTCTCTGTTGAGACTCTGTAGTAACAAATAAATTTAGGCATTAAAAAACCTCCTCGCCCGTGATAGCAACTGAAATCTCATTGGCAAGGGACAAAAGTTCATCCTCTGTTAAGATAAAATAAACCTTTGCTTGGTGTATGTTGTGGCGATCAATGCCTCGTAATTCTGCATCGCCTTTGTTTTGATGCTCACCAAGATGAATGCATGCATCCTTGGTTAATGCATAATAGAATTTGAAGTCCATTTTGTTTGCCTTTCATAGCTTAAAAAGTGAATAAAAAGAGAATCCATACATACATGGAAAACAACCCAAGAAATGCATAGAGTACTAACTGAAAAAAACTAGGTTCATTTCGCATATTAATGCTCCTTAAATGATTTTAAAATGATTACCAATGGCAATCCCTAAGCACCCTTAAAAGGATGCTTAGAAGTGGCATTATGCAATTAATCCATTACCTAACCCATCGCGATATGCAACTCCTAAAGTAAAAGAGCGGACATGCTCTCCTAAGTCGTAGTCATCGCCATACTTCCACCAATTAGGTTCACACTTAAATTGCTTGGTGTGTTCCTCTAAAGCTATTTGAAGTCCCTCAATAGCTCTCTCCTTTGTTGTTTCAATGAGTTCAAAATTGAAACTTCTGCTTATGTATTGAGCATGAAATAAAGTCATCATCTAATCCTTTTCATAGTGAAATTATCAAAGGTAAATGATTCATGTGTTTGCCATGTGAAATTGACATAAGACATAGCTTCCATCCATTCAAGAACACCGACCGCGAGCGTGTTGCCTTCAAGATCTTGCTTTTCTTCATCCTCATCAAAAAGATTGGTGTCTTTGTATTGTTCATAAAGACTCTCTTTGGTGTGGAGTTGTATTATTTCGCCATCATTCCATTGACAAAGAAAAAGCGGTGCATTGGAATCAAAACTATGATTTAAAAATTCAGAGCAACACAAGCGAGCAAGTGAATATGCTTGTTGCGGATTCATTTTGCCCTCATCGTGTTGATGATGTATGTCATTGATTGACTCATAAAGATCTGTTAATGAATAAACTTGTTGAGTTGTTGCCATGGTGATTCTCCTTTAATGGATTGATTATAACCAACGATGATTGAGTTTAATGCCTAAGGTGCGACCAAGAACATCTACGAGATGAAACCCCATATCCATGCCACAACCGCCAATACCTACTGCATGGGTTTTCTCTTTGTAAGAGTATCCTAAAGCTTTTGCAACGCTCCAAGTAAGATAGATTGGTTCATTATTAGCAATAATGAATGGTTGAATGTGTCTGTACATACCGCTAGAAGATACATGCTTTAATACTGTGTAGACTGTTTCGCCATTGCCTAAGTATTCTTTTAACTTTGCGATTGCTTCTTGTGTGTCTGTTTTCTTGCTCATGTTAATGCTCCTTTTATGGATTGATTAAATTGTACTACAAGACGAATTGTGGAGATATCTTTTGAAGTTGTCAATAGCTAAATGCAAATAAATTTGTTAAAATGCTTAAATGCTTGATTCTCAATACAAAATACCAAAATCAATAGAACTCAAAACAACTAAAAATGAGGATTTGAGGAAGTTTTGCGTTATGCCTTTGAAGGCATTCTTAAACCCTAAGATCTCCCCTTATGCATTAAGAGTTCTTGGAGTATTGGCAAGTTATTGCAATCGTGGCGGTTTCTCCTTTGTTTCAATGAAAACCATTGCAAAAGATTTAGGCTGCACACACCAAAACATCCACAAACATCTAAAGAATTTGGAAAAGTTTGGGATCATAGAAACCTATTCAAACTACTTCCCAAAGTTAAAAGGCAATACCAGGAGGATCATTTTTGACGAAACAATTAAAAGGGAAGATCTCAAAGAACATGATTTGCATAACTCAGAGATAACTGAAATTCTAAAGACTAATAAACTATTGAATGAAGTCAATGAGAATGATTCTCAGTTGCATTTGGTTGCACAATCAGAGAATACGGAAAGAGATGAGTTAGCTAGTTTGTTTTTAACTATAACAAAAGAAGAACAACTTAAAGAAGCAGAGAAGCTTCTTGCTCAAGGCTTATCACCTGGAGAAGTTAGAATCCTTATGGCTCTAGGCTTTTAGAGCATCCCTCAAGAAGGCTTAATGTTCCTTTAGCATCCTTGAATTAATTAGGGCTATCTTAACATCCCATATATATCAAGTGACTCAAGGTTTATTCATTGGTACATGTACACTATGACCAATTTCAGAGGCGGTATGCTTCCCCCCACCCCCTCACTTGTACCGAGGGGTACCTTACTCAATTTTTCGCTAGTATTTATAAAACACTTGACAACAGATATCTTTTGTGAGTGTGCATGTCTTAGCAGAAACAAACCTACCTAACGATGCCCTTTACAAATATATATATTAAATACAAACCAAACAGAGTGTAGTCTAAAAGATTGTATGTAATGATGATGACCATGATAGAGTTCGTGCCGATAATAGACCTAACCCGATAATAAACAGTATTGTTTAAATTATCTTACTAATCCTATTGGATTGTAGCTTCTCGTTTATCTAGTTTAGATGTAATGCACTACGCTACATCCCCAGTGGTCTGATCCCCGATACTGTTGTTTGATCCCATCCAGGAACAACACTTAAGGAGAACCCACCGATTAAACACGTTTATCCCTATCTGTCAGCTACTACATTTAGGAGGGCTGGGTAATGGCCCCGAATAGTTAATATAAGCGATAATTACTTTTAAGTCAAGGTAAGGATACTATTGACATAGATATCTGTCTGATATATATTGCGTATATGAGCAAAGGATCTAAACCAAGACCATTTACCGACAAAGACATCTTTGATGAGAACTTTGATCGTATCTTCCGTACCGAACAAAAAGCATTTAAAGCATTAGAGAAATCTATCAGTAAGCATGGTAAGGATTATGCAAAGTTAGCAGAGTACGAATTACACCCTTCTACTGGTGAAATAGAAAAAAAGTATAAAGATGGATGTTAAGAAGTGGATGCAAGACATGGCCAAAGAGTTTGGCAAGTATGAATACAAAGTTAAGTATCAAGCAGAAGCGGGTTATGTAGAGTTAAAGTCACCAGGATGGCAAGATGATCCACCAGGATTAAAAGAGTATAAAGCGATTGATTGTATATTGCCAGTATTTCTAAGGAATGCTAAACCACCGGCAAAAGATAAAGATAAAAAGAAGCTAGTTAAGCAAATAACCAAGTATAAGGAGATCGAATGAGTACCGAATTAAAACCATTTCTAGTTAGACTTACACCATCTAGTGTAGAGTTGTTAAGTAAAGCTTCTAAAGAACAAGAAAAACCAAAGGCAAGTATTATTAATGATGC